CGCGTCGTGCTGATGGTCGTCGAGCTTTGACCTTTGCGCGCGTTGCCCGGCGTTACCTTAACGTTCGGTTTCGGCTGCACCGCGTCGCCATCCGGGCCCGGCGCGATCGACGTTTCGCCGGGTATCGCCGGTCCTTCGGTGCCAGGCTCGCCAGGGTAGGGATCCTCGCTCTCGATCTGCTGTTCGCGGTCGAGCTCGGCCGCGTTGACGTCGACGCCGGCGGCCTCCCAGATCGTGCGCCGGCCCATGCCGAGCGCCTGGTATTTCAGCGCCAGGTCGGCGCGCTGGTTCGGCGTGTCGGTGCGACGCTCGGCGAATTCGATGCACCATTCGTTCGCGTCAGGATTGCGCCCCTGCAGCAGCAGGTGCAGCCGAAAGCCTTGGCCATACAGCCAGCTGACACTGTCCTGCAGCGCGTCGATTTCGTCGAAAAAATCCGCTTTCAAATCCTCGAGCACGTCGCGCGCCAGATCCTTGGTGTAGCCAAACAGACCTTTAGGCGCCGGCGCACCGGCGAAAAAGTTGTCGAGCAGATAGGCTACGTCGGCGATCTGGTCCAGGTTCGTGTCGCCCTGCACCGCGGTGACGCCGCCTTTTTTGTTCATGTAGTAGTCGCGATAGTTGCCGGCGGCCTGGTCGGCCTCGACGCCCTGGCGATATACGCCCAGCTCCGGCTCGCCGGCGCCCTCGAGCACGTGAACCATGCGCAGCGGCGCACGCATGCGCCGGCGGATGACCAGATCCTGCTCGGTCATGTTGAGCTGCTGCCAGACGATGCGCGACGCGTCCAGGTAGGGCCGGCCGAGCGATCCGAAATCGTCGTAATTGTCCGGCGTCAGCCGCGACACGCTCATCTGCCATAGCCCGAATGTTGCGATCGACCGGCCGACCAGGATGTCGATTTGTTCGAACGCCCTCGCCGGATCCTCGAACACGCCCGACGCGCCTACGTTCGGCTTGATCGTTTCGGCCGGCATGCGCACGCCGCTGACGACCTGCGTCTGCGCGCCGTCGACGACCCATTGCATGCAAAGGTTTCCCTCCATCATCGTGCCGCGCAGATCCGACTCGAGCTTGTCGCGGCGGTCCAGGTGCAGGCGATTTACGAAATCAGTGAATTGCCGATTCAGCCAGGCCGGCGCGCCAGGCGCGCTTAATTTGATGCCGCCTCGAGCAGCTGCTCGGCTGGTGCGTGAATGGATCTTTTTCACGCGGCCGTCGGCATGGTCCATTTCGCGGATCTGCAGGATCGACGCACGCAGGCGCGGGTCGACCCACATCTGCCGCATGATGCGCTGCAGTTCCTGTTCCGGCGTCGCGCGCTTGCCGATTTCGCTGCTGCCTGTCTGACTCTGACCTGGCAGCGGCGACGGCGCCTTGACCTTTCCGCCGAACAGTCGATCGAAAATGCCCATGTTTATTTTCTCCGGTCAGGCGGCAGGCGCGAGCAGCTGCTCGCGCGTGTAGCTGGTGCTTAGGATCACGGTCGGACCGCTCGACACGCCACGCGTGACCAGGGCCCACACAGCGGCCATCGCCGCATCGAACAGGTCGTCGCCGCGTTTCGGATCGGCCATCTTGTAACTTGCATAGCTTTGTTTCGTCGGCTTGCTGACGATGTTCGGCAGCTGGCGTATGAACGCGCGCAAATCCGCTGTGTCCGGGTCGCGCATGTCCTGGTCGTCGACGTAGGGAATGACCGCGTGATCGGTTTGGAACAAGGTCCGCAGCGCCATGGCCATCTGATGCTTGACCATGCCCTCGAACCGCAGCGGCGAGAATGCCCAATCGCCCCAGGTGCTGGCGACTGATTCGCCGTCGCCGATCGCGCGGCGATCGACGTGCGTCAGACCTTCGGCGAATAGCCTGTCATTCGCCGCTGTGATCATGCCGACGCCGAACGCGTCGCCGATCGCATAGTCAGGCCGGAAATAGCGCCAATAGGCGACGATGTCGTGCATGACCTCGGGCTCGGCTGCGCCGGCCGGCCACTGCTTCACGAACGGAAAAAAAACATAATTGCCGATCTGCTCGCACACGACCAGCGCATGTTTCGAACTGGTCGGATTCTCGCCGTGACCGGCCGCGTCGTAACCGAAACTGATCAGGCCGCGGCGCTTGTATTGCTCGCCTGGCAGCGGCTGCGCCGCGGCCAGGTTCGCTTTCAGACTGACGGCCATCGCCTGGCGTACCTTGGCCTGCCAGATCAGGTTTCGGCTCGCGATGTTTTTGCACAGCAGCTGCCGGATGTATTCGTCCGGGTCTAGCTCGCTGCGCATCTGGTCCATGAATGCGGCATTCAAAATGCCCAGCTCGATGCCCAGATAAACGTCGACCGTCGGCAGCACGTGATAGTGGCCGCTCGCGATCAGCTCGGTCAGCGTGTCGGCGCCCTTGAACACGCCGGTGATGCGGATCTGCGGATCGTTTTTGCTGGCCGCATCGGCGCCCATGCGCCGGCTCGAGCCCATCATCAGCAGGAACCGGCCGAACAGCCGATCGCGCGGCATGTCGTCGACTTCCTCGAGCGACGCCATGGTCAGGTCGCCGCCGTCGACGTTCGCCATGATGCCGTAACACTCGGCCAGGCTGCGGTTCGCGAACTGGAAATAGGTGTCGGCCATCTGCAGGCGGTTCGACTTGAAATTGATGTAGGCCGTCAGGATCGGACTGCGGCGAATCGATTCCAGGTGATAGTCGAGATTTACCTTTGACTGCGCCTCGCGCGGCGCGACGATGCCGAGCTCCTGGTCGGGTTTCGTCGCGAGCTGTTTCAGGTCGTGCATTTCCTTGACCGCTGTTTTACCGGTGCGGCGGCAGGAAAAATCGATCGTGTTCGTGTGCTGATCCATTTCTATACATTTCAGGATCTGCATCGGGTCGAGCGTGACGTTATGCACGTATTTGTGCCACAGCGCATGATCGCCGGCGTAGCGCATGACCTCGCGCTCGGCGACGTTTTGCGCCTCGATTCGCTGGCCGCGGCTCTGGCGCTCAGGCATCGACAATCGCCCCGTTCGTAACAAAGAAATGCGCCGCGCATCCGCCGGTCAGCAGCACCGACGACGACCCTGCGACTAGCGTCAGATCGTCGTAACCGGTGCCGACCATTGCCCAGCGGCCAGGCTTAGGCCCGATCGACTGCGGAACCGGCGGCGCCCAGCAGATGACCGAATGCGTGCCACGCGGCCCGCCGTTTTTCGTCCAGCACTTCGGGCACAAAAAAATGATGCCGTTCGCTTGCGCCAGCGAATCGACGTGCCGAAACCTCGACGCATCGCCGGCCGGGTCGACGTGCAGGAACTGCGGCTTGATCTCGGCCAGGCGCATCAGCTTTCCGCCCCGCCGTGATCATGCTCGAGCAGCACCGGGTCACGCGCGACAGCCTGGCGCGAACGCTCGATCAGACCGCGCAGCCCCTCGAGCGCGGTCGCCTGGCGCGCCTGGAACTCGAGCATGTTGTCGGCCGTCGCGCCCTGCTGGTTCACGAACCCGCGCAGCGCCTCGTTTTCGTCTTGCGCCTTCGGCGTCATTTCCATATCGGCCAGCGACAGGCCCAGGCGCGTGACCATTTCGCCGATGCGCTTGATCAGCGGATGTTCGCTGATTTCGAACAGCTGAATTTCTTCGCCGGTCAGCGGATCCGTGCCGCGGGCAAGATGGAACCCGCCGTCCTTGTCGTAATACCACTGCGGCGTTTTCTGCCGGGCGCCGTCCTGGATCACGGCGATCAGCATGTCATTGATGATCGCGCGCAGGTTCGCGTGCAGGTCGGCGTTCAGATCGGTCAGCAGGCGCGGGTCGCCGGTTTCGAACGCGACGTGATGCTGCAGGAACAGCTCGGTGCGCTTCTGACAAGCCCCCTGGCCGACGCGGCAGACGTGCTCGCGATATTCGCAGCCCTCGCAGTGCGGATACGCGCCAGGCTTGGCCGGCCAATAGGTGGCGGTGCGTGCGTTCAGGCCGTGTTTCAGCGCATTGAACCGGGTCCGGCGCGTCTGCTCGGCGCCGTGTTTCAGGTTCGCCGTCACCGCGGCTTTGCCTTCGTCCGTTTTCGGGCCCGTTGCGCTGGCCCACATTTTCAGCAGGTGACGCTGCCGGCGTTCCTGGCCGACTTCGCAATGGCAGATCCTGCAGCGTGCGAAATAGTGCCAGGGATGCCAGGCGTCGCCGGGCGCGTCGTCGATGCGCGTCGGTACCGCGTCGAACACGTGTTCGCAGTCGTCGCATTCGAAACGAACGCTGTCGAGTTGGTCGCGCAGCTTGCCCATCGTGCCGACGGTGTGCGACGACGCGCGGCGCTGCAACGGGAATGCAGCGCGGTCTAGTCGTTGTCGAGCACGGTCACGACGACGCGATCGACGACGACCAGGCGCGCGCCTTCGCCCAGCGGCAGCTTGCAGGTGCGCAGCGCCTTGATCGCCGCGGCGCGGCCCTCGCCGAGCATTTCAGCGACGACGGCAGTGATGTCGACGCCCTTGATGCGCTCGAGATAGCGAAGGATCGCGTGATCGGATGCGTGCGCGCTGATCGGTCGATTGAAACATTGCCGGCCGTCACCGGTGTGCCGGCGCCGGTTCTTTGCTTTCATTCGCCGGTGCCGCCTGCTTCGCGCGATGCGGTTTTCAGCTGCTCGACGACGAATCGCGGGTCGCGGTATCGATGCAAGTCCGGCGTTGGCGGATACGGACCAGGCGGTCTAAACGGCGGCCGCGCCATTTCTTCCCGCATCTTGTCGAACGGGTTTTTATTCCATTGCGCGAACCGCTCGAACAGCACGACGACCTGGAAATATGTGTCGGCTGACTGTAACCGGTCCTGCACGGCGAGCGGAAAGTTTTCACGCTGCCAGTGTTCGGCCTGGTGCATCAGCACGCCGATTTCGCGCCGGTAATAGGCCGCGATCAAATCTGCCAATTCGCGCTGCTCCGTTTCGTTCATTTGTTCGCTGCCCTGGGATAGTGCATTCCGCTCTGCTGTTCGTCGGGAACCGAAACCTCAAGCCCGAACTCGGCGAGCTGTTTCAGGCCGAGCGCGGTCAGGTGTGCATGCCGGCGGCCGCCGATGCGCTTGTCCAGCTCGTCCTTGACGATCACGCCGGCGTTTTCCATCTGCCGCTTGAACACGCGCGCCGACTTGATCGGCAGCGCGTTCCAGTGCTCGCGCAGGCGCGCGGTCGTGCTGATGTGATCCATGATGTGCTGCGGCCGCAACAAAACGCAGTCCTCGCCGTCGACGATGTCGAACAGGTGCGGGTGCATGAACTGCCGCGATTCGATATCGGACAGCACCAGCTCAAGGATCCAGACCCATGGTTCACGGTCGCCGCTGGTGTCCTTGATATGCGAATTCATTTCGCGGCGCAGGTCATTCAAAAATCCGCCCTGCTCGACCGGCACGTCGGCGAACTCGCACAACAGGCGCCAGGCGACGGACAGCGCGGCATAGTTGCGCACCATGCGGCTGGCGCCGGCGTCGCTGCGCTTGCCCTGCTGCGCGTCCTGGTCGATGTCGGTCGACAGCGGCACATGCACGTTTTCGCTTTCGTCTGGCGCTGCTCGAGCTCCCGACCAGGCGCGTTTTTCGGCAGCTGCCAGCAGGCCCTGCACGCGATCGCGGTCGAGCGTGGCCAGGTACTCGAGCCACTGCCGCACCGGGAACCGCGGCAGGCTTTCAGCCATCAGCGGCCCGCGCCGGCCGGTCAGATTGCAGCGCACGACCTTGCCGGTCAGGCTGCGGACCGGCACATCCTCGCCGGCGAGCAGCACCGGCGCGCTGATCAGGAACTCGGTCAGGTCGGATCCGCGCCGGGTTATGGTGTGCTGGTAACTTTCCTGCAGCATCGCCACGGCGACGTTGATCACGTCCTGTTTGCGCGCGCTGATTTCTTCCCAGCCGACCGGGTGCGACGTGTGGCTGACCGACGTCAGCAGGCGGAACTCGGTCTGCAGCGACTGGCCGCCGAACATCGTCATGCCGATGCTGCGCTCGAGCCGCTTCACCAGCGTCGATTTTCCGCTGCCCTTGTCGGCCTGCATGATCTGATGCGGCCAGAATCCCAGGAACGCTTTCAGGTGCCCGCCGAGCGCCCAGGTCAGCAGCAGCGCCGCGGCGTTGTCGCGAAACGTTTCCTGATAGGCGGCGATGACGCGTTTAGCATCGGCGATCGGCCCGCTGGGAAATGCCAGGTTGTAGTACGGGCATTGTTTTTCCGGCTCGGTGAAATAGCAGTCGGGCCCCTCATTGATGACCGGTTTACCGTGGCGCCAGGCCAGGCCGACGAAATTCAGCGCCTCGCGCGCGCCGCAGTCGGCGCTGCGCTCGAGTATGTTCACCAGGCGCAGAAACCGCGACTGGCTGAACACCGGCCCGACCTTTTTCCAGTGCTCGACGTTGTGCAGCCGGTCGTCACTGAACACGCGGCGCAGCAGCGTCGCGCCATGCCGCGGCGTCTGTACGGCCACGGCGAACAGCGTCTGCGGCTGCGCATCGTCCTCGCCCGACATCGTCGCCGTCGCGCTCTGGATCGTCACGCGGCTGATCGACGCGATGCGAAACCCGGCGACGTCCTCGAATTCGGGCTGCTCGGCGCCGTCCTCGCCGGTTTTCACCTTCGAAATGCAGGTGACAAAATCCGGCTTGCAGCGATAGCGCCAATAGATCGCGAAATCGTGCGCCGGCAGGTATACGCGATTTTTGCCGCCGGGCATGTCCTTGCCTGGCAGGCCGGGAATCGCCCAGGGTTCGAACACGCGCAGCCAGTCTTTCAGGTTGTCGCGGCCCAGGCGCGCGGCGATATCGGCGACGTCGTTCAGATCGGCTTTGTACCATTCGGCTTGATCGACCAGCATCGCGCCGATGTTCTGCGCCGTCAGCAGGTCATACACCTGCCACGCGGCCTCGGGCCCTGGCCGGCGGCCCTTTTCGTTCGGCTTGTCGGCGTCGAGCGCCAGCACGACCTGTTTGCCCTGCAGCATGCGCCAGTCGATGCCGTCGACGGCGCCGACGCCGCGCAGCGCGATCGCCGCCGTCAGCGGCAGGTCGCACGCCTCGATGCACAGCGCATTGATCGCCGACTCGACGATGTAAACGGTGCGAGCTCGGCGCAGGCGCTCGCGATCGACGAAATACGGCACGCCGTCTTTGTCGCCGAGCGACTTGGTTTTCAGGCCGCCGTTCAGTTCCGGCTCGATATAGCGGAAATCGACAGCTCGCACGCGGCCGTCGACGGCATCGCGACAAACGAACGCGACCGCGGGCCCACCGAAACCGACCTGGCCGCGCTCGACCTTCGTGCTGGTCCAATTGTTAAACCCGACCGCGCCGCGCATGACGGCAAACTGCGCGGTGCTTTCGCTGACGCCGCGGCTGACCAAATACGGCACCGCCGACGTCAGCGCGTCACGCTTGCATTCGTCAGCAATGTATTCGACTTTCGATCGCTCGCGCTGCTGCGGCCGCGGATCCTGCGAACGCTCGATCGGAATCGAATACAGATCATGCAGGCGGCGCATCGCCGTCGGCACGTCGGGAATGTTTTCCACATAGCGCACCAGCGAAATACAGTCGCCGCCGACGTCGTCGCTGAAATCCTTCCATGCCTTGCCGTCGGCGAAAACCGACAGCGACGGCGACTTGTCT